TGGTATGGATAAGCCAAAGACTGAATTGGCATACCGAGTTCCTGCTTCAAAAATCACCAAGAAGAATATGTACGATGTGTCTATGGATGAGATTGACGGATTGGATACCACCATTGACTGGCGTAACACAGAAGAGAACTCATATGACGGGGAGAAGTTGTTGTTCTTGGCACATGACGAAAGCGCCAAGTGGGTAAAGCCAAACAACATCCTAAACAACTGGCGCGTTACCAAGACCTGTTTGCGTGTGGGTAGCAAGATCATTGGCAAATGCATGATGGGTTCTACATCCAACGCACTGAGCAAGGGTGGTGACAACTACAAGAAACTATACGAAGATTCAAATGCTGCACAAAGAAATGCTAACGGACAAACTAAGAGTGGCCTATACAACCTGTTCATTCCTATGGAGTGGAACATGGAGGGCTTTATCGATCGATATGGTATGCCTGTATTCAGGACTCCTAGCAACCCCGTAAAGGGCGTAGATGGTAACTGGATTAAGATTGGTGCAATAGATTACTGGGAGGCGGAAGTAGAGTCATTGAAGAATGACGCTGATTCGCTCAACGAATTCTATCGTCAGTTCCCGCGCACGGAGTCTCACGCATTCCGTGACGAGAGTAAGTCATCGCTCTTCAATCTTACTAAGATCTACCAGCAGATAGACTACAACGACTCGCAAGTGTTGGCGCATACGGTCACACGCGGTACGTTCATGTGGAAGGATGGCATCAAGGATACCAAGGTTATATTCTCTCCCGACAGCAGGGGTAGGTTCTTGGTGAGTTGGGTGCCAGAAGCCAACATGCAGAACAGAATGATCACCCGAAACGGGATCAAGTACCCGGGCAATGAGCATCTTGGCTCATTCGGCTGTGACTCGTATGATATATCTGCTACCGTGGATGGGCGTGGATCAAATGGTGCATTGCATGGACTGACAAAGTTCCATATGGATAATGCTCCTGTGAATGAGTTCTTCCTCGAGTACATATCAAGACCACCGACAGCAGAGGTGTTCTTTGAGGACGTGCTGATGGCATTGGTATTCTACGGCATGCCGGTACTGGCGGAGAACAACAAGCCACGACTATTGTATCACCTAAAGAATAGGGGGTACAGAGGGTATAGTATCAACCGCCCCGACAAGTTATACAACAATCTGTCCAAGACAGAGCGTGAGTTGGGTGGTATACCAAACTCATCGGAGGATGTGAGGCAGTCGCACGCTGCGGCTATTGAGTCTTACATCGAGAAGCATATTGGCTTTGACTTTGAGGGTAAGTATCGAGACCCTGACTTGATTGGGACGATGCCATTCAACAAGACGCTTGAGGATTGGGCGAAGTTCGATATCTCCAACAGAACCAAGTTTGATGCATCAATTAGTTCCGGCCTCGCTATTATGGCAAATCAAAAACACCTATATTTACCTGAAAAAAAAGAATCAAAAATAAGCATTACTTTTGCAAGGTACTCGAATCAAGGAAATATAAGTGAAATCATTCGATGAAGGACGTCATAGTTAATATATCAGCCACGGGGTTCCCGGATCAGTTCGTCTCTGATCAGGAGAAAGCGTCGGCTGAATACGGTATACAAATTGGGCAAGCCATTCAATACGAATGGTTTCGCAAAGACGGAAACCAATGTAGATACTATGGCCAGTGGAGAGATTTCCACAGGCTCAGACTCTACGCCAGAGGCGAGCAGTCTGTACAGAAGTACAAGAATGAACTTGCTATTGATGGTGATTTATCTTACTTGAATTTGGATTGGACCCCCGTTCCTGTTATCCCAAAGTTTGTGGATATCGTGGTGAATGGTATGTCTGACAGATTGTTCAAGGTAAAAGCCTACGCTCAAGACGCCATGTCTCAAGCAAAGCGTAGCAAGTACCAAGACATCATTGAGTCTCAGATGGTATCAAAAGATATCTTAGAGATTGTTCAAGAGCGCACAGGCATCAGCGCATTTACAGTAGACCCAGAAGATCTCCCATCAAACGATGAAGAGTTGGCATTGTACATGCAGTTGAACTATAAGCCAGCGATTGAGATTGCAGAAGAAGAGGCTATCAATACCATTCTTGACGAGAACAAGTATCTCGACTTGAGAAAGCGTGTCGATTACGACATGACTGTTATTGGTATTGGTGTTACCAAGCACGAGTTCCTTCCCGGCACTGGTGTTCAAGTATCATATGTAGACCCTGCTAACGTGGTTTACAGTTACACTGAGGACCCTTACTTCAAAGATTGTTTCTATTGGGGTGAGATTAAGTCATTGCCAATCATTGAGTTGTTAAAGATAGACCCTACGTTGACCAATGCTGACTTGGAAGAAATTGCCAAGAGCAGTCAGAACTGGTACAACTATTACAACGTGGCTCAGTTCTATCAGAACACCCTATTCTATAGGGACACCACCACTCTCCTTTACTTTAACTATAAAACCACAAAGAAGATTGTTTATAAGAAGAAGTATCTAGAGGGTGGGGGCGTCCGCTACATTGAGAAAGATGACACCTTCAATCCACCAATGGATATGATGGAGGATGGCAAGTTTGAGAGGATAGAGAAGACCATCGATGTATGGTATGAGGGCATTATGGTTATGGGTACCAACTACTTATTGAAGTGGGAGATGTCCAAGAACATGGTTCGTCCTAAGTCATCTGTACAGCATGCACTGCCTAACTATGTGGCATGCGCTCCTCGTATGTACAAAGGAACGATTGAGTCTTTGGTTCGTAGAATGGTTCCATTCGCTGACTTGATTCAGTTGACCCACTTGAAGTTGCAACAAGTAATTGCACGTACTGTACCCGATGGTGTATTCATTGATGCCGATGGCTTGAATGAGGTAGACTTGGGTACTGGTAACGCGTATAACCCCGAGGATGCTTTGAGATTGTACTTCCAAACTGGTAGTGTGATCGGTAGAAGTTATACCCAAGAGGGTGACTTCAACAATGCTCGTGTGCCCATTACTCAGTTGACATCTAACTCTGGTGCTTCAAAAACCCAGATGTTGATTGCCAACTACAACCATTACATGGACATGTTGCGGACCGTTACAGGGCTTAACGAGGCTCGTGATGCGTCTACCCCTGACCCCAACTCTTTGGTTGGCTTACAGAAGTTGGCAGCGTTGAATTCAAACACAGCCACTCGCCATATCTTGGATGCGGGATTGTATATCTTCCGTTCGGTTGCAGAGGCTTTGACCTACCGCATTGCTGATATCTTGGAATATGCAGACTTCAAGGATGACTTCATCAGTCGTATCGGTAAGTACAATGTATCTATCTTGAACGAGATTAAGGACTTGTACATCTACGACTTTGGTATCTTCTTGGAGATTGCTCCCGACGAAGAAGAGCGTGCGCAATTGGAAGCCAATATCCAAATGGCTTTGTCCAAAGGTGACATCAATCTTGAGGATGCTATTGACATCCGCGAGATCAAGAACCTTAAGATGGCAAACCAATTGCTGAAGGTTAAGCGTATGAAGTTACAAGAGCAGCGCGACAAGATGGAGATGATGAAGCAGCAGATGGTTGCTCAACAACAAATGGAAATCCAACAGATGTCAGCGCAGGCCGCTATGATGAAGATTGAAGCAGAAGGCCAGTCTAAGATGAAAATCAAACAGGCTGAAGTTGCTTTCGAGATTGAGCGCATGAAAGCAGAGGCTGCATTGAAGCAACAGTTGATGGGTGAGGAGTTCAAGTACAACATGACTCTTGCTGGCTTGAACAATCAAAATCTTTCTGAAAGAGAGAAGACCAAAGAAGAAGCCAAGGCAAAGCGCATCAGCCAACAGAATACAGAGCAGTCAAAGTTGATCAATCAGCGCAAGAATGATTTGCCACCAATCAACTTCGAATCCACAGAAGATTCGTTGGATGGCTTCGACTTATCAGTGTTTGAACCCCGCTAAAAACGGTATTCAAAAAAATATATAAATTTGTAAAAAATTAAATCTAATCAAATGGAAATCAAAGTAAGAGAAGTAAAGCCTATTGAAAGTAAAGGCATTCAGGAATTGGAAGAGGAGTTGTTGAACAGACACGAGGAGCAAATACAGGTACAAGTTGTATCTGAGAATGCTACGCCAGTGATTGTGATGACTCCAGAGCCGGCAGTAAATAAAGAAGTTGAGCCACAGGTAGATCCTGAGCCAACTCCCGAGCCAGATCCACAGCCAGAACCTGTAAGCACTGAACTCAAAGAGGAAGACGTTCTTTCATATATTAGTAAACGATACAACAAGGAAATCAACTCATTTGATGAGTTGGTTTCTGAAAGATCCGAAGAGCAATTGCCCGAGGATGTATCAGCGTACTTGAAGTACCGCAAGGAAACAGGACGTAGTTTCGAAGACTTCATCAAGTTGAAGGAAGACTTTGATTCAATGGATCCTGATAATCTATTGCGTAATTACCTCAAGTCAACACAGGTTGGTTTGGATGACGAAGATATTGATGTCATGATGGAAGAGTATTCGTACAACGAAGACTTGGACGATGACTCAACAATCAAGAGAGCCAAACTAGCCAAAAAGAAATTGGTTGCAGAAGCCAAACAATACTTCAATACTCAGAAAGAGAAGTACAAGATGCCCCTTGAGTCAAGAACGGCAGAAATTTCTCCAGAAGAAAAAGAAGAGTTGCAGGCTTACAAGCAATATATATCGCAGGCGAAAACTATGGAACAAGAAGCCGAGCGTAAGCGTGAGTGGTTTTCAAAGAAGACCGACGAGGTGTTTAACAGCGAGTTCAAAGGTTTTGAATTCAAGGTAAACGACCAAGTTTTGCGTTTCGCACCGGGGGATGCTGTCGAATTAAAGAAAGCCCAATTGACACCAACGAACTTTATCAATAAGTACTTGGACGATTCGGGAATGATGAAAGACGCAGCAGGTTATCATAGAGCGTTGGCGGTGGCTATGAACCCTGAAAGATTTGCCAAGTTCTTTTATGAGCAAGGCATGGCAGCAGCGACAGAGGATGTCAATCGCAAGATTAAGAACATTAATATGAGCGAAAGACAAGCCCCTCAGTCAACTGTCAAGGATGGGTTCCAGGTTAAATCGGTGAATCCTGATTCCGGCAAAGGTTTGAAAATCCGAAGCATAAAAAGAATCTAACTACAACAAATAAAAAATTAAACTACAATGGCAGTTTTATCTACCCCTACCTATCAGTTGCAGCCGAGTGCGCAACAGGTACCCCTGTCTACTAACTACATTACCGACTTCAACTTCTTGAACCAGTATCTTCCTGATACTTACGAGAAAGAATTTGAGCGTTAT